ATCGTGTGCATACAACTCTATCTGTGCTCAATTCAAGACTCATAACATGTCACCAGCCTCTATAACATCAGATATATCATCTATTTGCGATAACTCGTATAACTTTGATGCAATTTTTAAATCTTTGCCTGCAGAGAAACACGGCTTATAACCACCATCGATATCAATCCAATCTTCGCTACCTACCATTTTCGCCTTTTTAGGTTTATGATACTTAACACCGAGCGAACCGAATCCATGTATGGATACACAGTCACCATGTTTCATTGCCTCAAGTACCTCACCAAGCAAAGCTTCTAAGACCATATCTACATCATCAGGAGTGAACTGTACGTGTTTCTCTTCTCGCTTTACTGTAAAATCTCTGGTGTTACCGTAATCGTCTGATATATGGAATACATGTTTTTGAGGCTGAACTTTTTTAGTAGCGCCGAACATCTTCAATCTATCGACAGCGCTACGTACTAATTCCTTTCTATTCATTCAAACACCTTTCTTTCTCAAATATCAAATATCAGAAATAGATTTAACAGCGTTCACGTTAATATCTCCATCAGAGAAGAACTTGCTAATCTGTTCATCTTTTGATACATCGTTATATATCTTAAACATTTCAGAGCTACTCCACCCAACTATTTCAACAACAACATTATCTGGGATACCTGCTTTAGATAACGCTGTAACGAAATAATGTCTAAGAGAGTGCATATAAAAATCCCTACCAGTTATACAACTAAACTTTTTAGTCCAACTATTTATTGTAGAAATGCTAATAGGCTGCGACATATCATCACGACTAGGGAACAACCATTCACTCTCTATTCCATTATCATTCCTATCTTTTAACCATAAGTCCAAATATGGCTTAAACTTTTTTGCGAGTGTGTAACAATGTAAATATTTATTACCCTTTGTAAGTATTGGAGCGCTTTTATATAAAGCGCCACCGAACATAAGTTTGTCTTCAGAGAAATCACTAACCTTGAATCTAGTAAGCTCAGACTTACGTCTACCGCTGTACATAGCAAGAGCTACCATGCAAGCCTTGTCATACTCTTTATTTTCAACAAGAGTATTCAAAAGATTCTCTAGCTCTTCCTCTTCCCAAACAGTTTTTTCTCGAACAGTGTTCAGCGGTGGGTTCTCTATCTTTCTGACTATAGACCTATATCCGTCAAACTCTGGTTCTTCATCAGAAAGAATATTCTCACAATAATTTGATAACGAACTAATAGCTGCTTTGACTCTCCTTATACGAGCACTAGAGTTGCCATTAGATATCAACCAATTTTGAAATCTAACAATATCCCTCTTGGATATATCCCTAAAATCTTTGTTGTTAAGGTTATCAAGTATATATGTAAAGAATATTAATAAATCACTTTCGTATCCTACAATAGTACCTTCGCTTCTCTGTAGAGACCTTAAATACATGATGAAATCATCTTTGAGAAGGAGGTTAGATTCATTTATCATTGCAGTCTTTTCAGGATCAGTCAGTTTATTTCTAATCGTCTTCCTACTCAAATCAATCACCACCCTTTAAATCTACAATTGAATAAGAGCTGAGATAAACTCAGCTCTAGTTCAAACAAAGCACTACATAATCAACAACAGTTAATCCTATACTCTGCGTCAAGACCATCACTATTAAATATCAATAATAACTGACTAGGAGTAGAGAATAATCTCTTATCATTTGCGTAATTGTCTGTCCCACATAATGAACCGCAAATCATAGATGTTATACCAAGCTCCTCAAAACTTTCTCTGTGATGTTTATCACCAAGTATAACGTAGTCTAAATCAATTCCATATTTTTTGCTAAATAATGTATATAGAATCTTTGGCGAACTGAAAACATTATCTATATCTCCATGTGTAGCACATACTACATGGTCGCACATATCAATTAGAATAAATTCATTCGTCTCAGAATTAACTACCGTAATATTATCAATATCCTTAAGCCGCTCCTCCAACCACCATCCTATAATGCGCTCCATATTATCATCATGCACATTATCTTTCTTACTTGGAACTACACGACCATGATTACCGAATGTTGAATATACAATAACATCTGGTACACATGTAGCTAGTTTTGATATTGCCTGAGCCAAAATTTCAGACGCTTGCATTAACTGGTCTACAACAAGCTCCTCAGACGATACTCTAGAAGATGTGTGTATCGCACCAGCTATAGCATCACCAAGAAAAACTATATGTAACCTACCACACCTATGAAGTTTAATTCTTTCTATTGCATTATTTACAACTGCCTTAACTCTATCCTTGCATATATCGGTATTAAAACTGTTATACATATTGTCCGTTATCATTCCGTAATGCCAGTCACTAAATACAAGTAGAGCTTCATTATCTCCGCAATCGCTATCGTCTACGCTACCATCGAATAGTAATCCGACACTTTCATTTAAACAGTTCGCAGCCTCAATTAACTTTGATTCTAAATGTTCTTGTCTAGCTTCTTTAGTGAGAATCTTATTATATTCTCTTCTCTGGTCAAAGAATTTCTGACGCTCCTTACGCAACTCATCAATCTTTGAGTCCAACTCTTTCATCGCTTCATCGCTGTCAGCAACTCTTATACCGTACTTGTCTATAAGATCAAGAGTTCTTTTACTTCCGTACATTAACCTCCTGGCAACGTCTGGAGAAAATCTCTTACCATATATAAATTCAGATAACTCAGAGTAGTCATAATCAGAAAGAGTTTTGTCAACCAGTTTCCCATAAATAAGTCTCTTATGGTACTGGAAATCATTCTCATCAGGTCTTTTATTTAACTGCAATTCTCCCATACCCCAATCATACTTTAGCTCTTTTATTCATTAAAATATAAAAATCCCGATATTATCGAGATTTCAACACAATCATTTTTTAGTATTACCATATTAGTGATTTTTAGCGTAATAAAAAAGCGCCGAGACTTCGGCGCTTTCTTTTTATCGTTTTTTCCAACAGCTCAAATTTCATGGTGTTTCATTGATTTTACCTCTGCCACGCATCACAGAATTCACATTCTGCCTTACCATTATTTCCGCCGCACAATCACTACAATACTTTTGTCTTCTACCTACATTTGGATTCTTCATCTTTGTAGTAGTACCGCAGTTCTCGCAAATGAAGAATGGTTCACCGTGATACATCTGATACTGATATCCAAGATTATTGAAATCATACACTGTATATACAGTAACTCCTTCTTCCATAAATAGAACTCTAACATTCGTATTATCAATTTTCTTGGAGAACTGTATCATACCAAGTTGATTTAGTTCATGATATAGCGCACTCTGTCTTCTCACAGACGCACTTATATTTGCCATACACATTATCTCGCTGTCCCGTGAGTTAACCCAATGGTCTCCATTTGGATTAACTGCATCCCAATATTTCGCAAGACATAATAATGTGAACGCAAGTCTTTTCATCTGTCTGCTATCGAGAGAATCAATCTTTGCCATTTCTTTATCTGTAATATTTATACAATCTATATTAATGGACTTATATTTAAATGCTCTATTAACTACTATATCAAGTGTGTGAGACCACTTTGTAATTGATGCGCTAGGTTCGCATAAAAGAAGAAACTCCTCTATCTTATCCCTGACACCGCTCTTGGAGTACCCGTCATTCTCTGCGTAATACTTTGCTACACGGCATAATGTTTCATATGGTTTATTTCCTAAAGACCTACTCTTAATCATTTTAGCAGCCCAATCATTTTCATTTAACACAATACTCATTCCGCCACCTCGATCCTAACTTCTTCTTCCCTAAACATCTTTCCTCCAAATTCAATATCTCCGCCAGGGTCTAGAGTGGGGTAGTGGTACGTATAATTGTTTTTCTCAAGTAAGTTATGTATGATTTCTTCTCCACACATATTCCATGCGAATCTTTTTGTAGAACTTCTCTGATAACATATGTCGAGTATAATATTACATAATGCTCTCTTATCAGGGCATATCTCGTCGCATCCTCGTCTAAAATCATCATTCATATCACTAAGAGCTATAAATGAATCAAACTCATTAATCCTTTCGTACTTGGAGAAAATAGAATAGCTCTTTATTCTTTTGTTATAGTCATCATATAATTGCTTTACCTCTCGCTTTTGCTTATCTGTGTATTCTGCGTCACTAAGCATGAACGTATAATCAAAATCAGATGAAGCATTAAATCTTCTTATATATCCATCGAACTCTTGTTCGAATCTCATGCATATCTTATTCATTATGCAGTCATTAGTCCCAACAGGCATACGGTATTTATAATACCTAATAAACTCACTCTGCCTGTCCGTTAGCTCATCTTCTGGAATTTGCATTAAATCTTCTACTGTTAATCCAAACTCCCTAAGACAATTCTTCATCGTATTTTTGATATATGTATTGTATTCCTTCATAAGAGCTGGATATATATATCTCATGAAGTATGGCTTACGTGAAGCTACAATGCTTCTAAAAAAGTCTCTTTGCGCTGTGCTCTCAATCTTATTAACAGCATGTTTGTCGTGCCAGTCTCTCGGCATCGGTTTGCATACAATTCCTTTAGCTTTATCTATGGAATTTTGTTGATACAGTTGTCCGCACTGTATCCTATACCTCAAGGTATTATACTCATCAGTATCTTTCTCGAACCCAGCCTGAACCTCAAACATACTTGTAATCCAATTAGTAGTCTGACCAATATCATTTCCAAAACTATCTATGTTAGATTTGATGAAGTCCTCTTCTTTGGGAATACATTTAGTCGCTCTTCTCTGTGCGCACATCAAAGTAGGTAACTGTATATGCTTTCCTACCAGAACCTTATTATCTGTAAGCATACATAAGTCGCCGTCGCAATCAGCACCGTTCATTGCAGCTGCAGCAGTATCCCATGCGTTCAGTATTGTACATGAGTTCATATACCTGAACCAATATTTGACATCATCACTCCTTGCAGGACGGACGATTCTTATATTATTATGACATGTCATTGGAGCTCTGAAGCAAGCAAGCTTTTCTGATTCTAAATCGCTCCAGTATTTATTATATATCTCACCAGCCTTCAAGAGGCCAGTCTTATCTAGTCCGAATACGCTCTGACATAAAAGATATGGATCGCCAGATAGAATAGAGTAGTTTCCATGAACCTTCAACACTCCGACCTTAGCTTCGTTTATTCTATTCTTGATAAGTTGATAAATGCTATTCTGAACAAATGGGTCTTGCAACACTCTATTATCTATTGATATAGCCTTAATAAAATCATCTGGTGCTTTATCTATATTATCCTTATCTAATCCGTCTCCTCGTAAGAATAATAATGTCTTTCGCCAATCACCATTTAGTACATCACGTATATCATTCATTGTAGGAGCAATTAATTCATCTATATCGGAGTCATCCAAATCATAGCTTTGGATAAACTGATAATTTATATTACGTTCAGACTCTAATTCTTTCGGGCATGTCTTTGTAATACTGAATGTATACTTATTATCTAACGATGTTTGTATATAATCTTCACAACTACTGTAGCTATCCCATAGCTTTACCATTGATGTAGTTAGAATTATTTCTACATCTCTTATATCTACAGATTCGCCCCATGCATCTTTTACAATATATTTTCCGGCTACATTTTCTGCGAAATCTATAAAATCAAATGTGAATATCATTCCTTTCTCAAACGAAAACCTAGTATTTACACCCGAAACAATATAGTCTAATCCGAGTTCCTCGCTCCATCTTTCTGCTAGAGATGGCAGCATTAACCCGAAACCATCTGATGCATCCATTACTATATGCTCTGACGGTCTATACTCCATTTCAGGCTCGCCTTCGTTTTCATCTGTCAGATAAATAATCTCTGAATCGAATTCTGTCTCGGCATCATCTACTACAAGTATTCCATGCGGAAGTGATACCGGTGTTGATGCACTGCATGTTAGTGCTTTATACGCTTCAAGTTTTGCTGTGACAAGTTCTTTATTAGGATTCCTTCCATTCTCTATCCTACGTTTAATCTCTGGAGCAAGTCTGGTGCTAATGAATACTATAGTAGAATTCTTTATCCCACCATTAGTTCCAAGCAGCCTTTCGTACCTCACTCCGTTAATACTGAAACCCTTACACGCTCTGTAGTAATCTTTTTCCTTGTCTATAATCAGACACATATAGTCCGGCTGAAATTGTAATTTATCTAATTCACTGTATAACTTTTTTATTTCTCTTTTATTATGTATACTGTTTGGTGCAGATTTTATTCTTTTTATCTCTGATTTAATAACTTTTGCCTTTTCATCTGCATCAATAACACCATTAAGTTCATCTATCCATCTTAAAATTAAAGAGTCTGCTAAAGATATTACTTCTTCGTTACGTCTCGCTTCGTCGATCGGCAACGTTAGATTCCATTTTGCTTTTCTCAGTCGGCCACTGTGTATCTTGTAAATAAACTTCTGACACACAAGTTGCTTGCTAATTGTAATCACCTCGCACTATGTAAAGTAAATAATTATATTGATTAGTTTAAAAAATAATCGTCATCGTATTCGGTTACATATAAAACCCATTCGTCGTAATATTCTATTCTTCCTTCTTCTATATCTTTATCAATGGTGTAATCATCTATAATATCATCTACTGAGTAGTAGCTGCAGACGCTATGATTGTCGCAGATATCATAGAAGATACACTCCGTACAATTTCTTCTATCCAATATCTTTCTCCATTTCTCATAGGCTCTCCATCCAGTCAGTCAATATTCTCCGCATCCTGCTACTAGGTAGATATATGTATATCTTTTCACCATCCCTTATGGCGCTTCTCCATATCCATTGAATCATTATAGATAGTGCATATTTATCCTCATCAACGGTTATGCCATGCATAGCGTAAAACTTTTTCTCGTTTACGTTCATGTAAATATTGCAAGCATAGACCAGATACTTTCGTTGCCTGTAATTATTCGATGCTTTAAGGTTGAACATCGCAAAACCATTTGTATATCCCTTCCCTTTCAAGAATTCTTTCTGAGACTTGTATGTTGCCCACATCCTCTCATTAGCCGCAGAATCCTTCCAAATATTCTTGAATATATTTTCTATATTCCTTTTTAGCTGAGCACCAGCGTCACCCTTATTCTTTTCAAACCAGCTCATACTTAATGAGAACTCTTGCTCACCAACCTCGTTAAGCTTTGGGTTATCAACTATCTCGACCATATCTTTTATGTGAGATACATACTCTGGAGTATAACCTGGGTACTCGCAGAATCTAAAGCCATTTCCAGTATCGGTCTTCTCAATTCCGATATTTTCATAAGGTAAACCGTATATTTCCAAAAAGCTGTGCAGGCTCTGTCCTTCAAATAAGTATGTCATAATATACACATCACGAAACGCAGTAATCAAATCAGGAGGTAACACCCAGTAGAATAGCTTTTTAACATCTCCGCCTTTGCCTTCGTCATCGATCCTTGTTATCTGTCTCGATCTGAGTAACCAGAACATCTCACGCATAGCCGTTCCACGATAATCGTCACGTATTAAACTATAGTTATTATCCTCATACTTTATATACCCGGCATCAAGAGCCAGCTGTATGTCATCCTCGTGAATGTCACATGTTTCCAATACATCAACGTTCTCATCTATCATAAGCGTGTATCCGAAACTTTTAATAGCTTCGAGCATCTCTTCTGTATAATTCTTGAACGCTGCATGTGTTGTCGTAACGTTCTCACCATTTAGAATAAGATGCTGTGTATGCTCAAGCTTACTATATCCATACCTATTCGTCTGCTGTGGCTCTACAAAATTTAAGTTTGGGCAGTTGACCCTAATGCGTGTAGCTTCCTCTAGATATGGCGTTATATATATGAACTTCTGGTCTGGATGTTCGTTCATATACGTTATAGCTGACTGGCTCTTTCCATTTCCCATAATGGCGTCACAAACTTTTATCACCTATGAGACCACCGTCCAATCTCTTGCATAATGCCTAGAATCTTATCAAATAACCATAGTTCTAGCATTTGATACCATTTATATTTTACACCAGTAACTATCTCAATATATTTTGTTGGATTGTCTTTGAAGTATATCGTGTCCCCTGTACGATTCTCTGTGACACACATCGTTTCAACAAATTTACTGTGTTCCATCAATCTTAGCTCCATCTACATCAGACATATCAACTACGATATACTTCTTGGCCTTCTTCAATCCGGTAATCGGATCTTTATACCTTACAACACATCCATAGCATACTCCATTGTCTTCGAACGTACATGAAGCAGAATCATCGCCGTCAGCGGCAAACGATACTTCGTGTGCGTATATAATATCATCGAGTTTCTTTTTTGCTTCATCAAACGTAACAAAATCTGATACATCTGTAAGATTTATATCATAATCAATTTTTACTACCTTATACATTTTTCTCCTTCATCTCTATAAGTCTATAGTATCTATTTGTCATCCTACACATTCCTCTCTCTCAATAATTCCGCTTCCGAATACTCTTCTCGCAAGACCAAGATTCAGAGTCTTGTAAGCTTCACTTATCTCATCCTGATCCAGTCCAATGTATGCAAGCGTCTGAGCAGGAGATGAGTGATTAAACATCTTCTGTAACAGCAGAAGTCTTCTAGTATCATTGTTGCCGTACACCATCGTCCAGTATGCGAATGTCTTCCTGAGTGTATGCGTTGATACCTTCATGTTCAAACCTAAGTCGTTTGCTACTCCCTTGAGTATCCTATCGATAGATTTAATACTAAGAGGCTCGTTCATATTACTTCCGTGATTGGATTCACTCCTAAACATATAATCGCTGAGTGATACATCAGGTGTGTTCATGAGGTACATCGTAACCGCTTCGATGACTGCACTGTTAATTGTTATATATCTGTTCATCTTCCTCTTCCTCGTGTTTCGAGTCTTCTTCTCGAACACAGGGAAGCTATCCTTGAATGTAAGATTGTCATTAATCAGATTCGAGAACCTGAGCATCCTCAAGTCGCTAACTCTAAGGCCGAAATTTATTCCAACAATGAAGAGCATGTTGTCTCTATACCTACCGCTTGAGATAAGGTACTCCGAGATATGCTCTATATCATCCATACTCTTGATAGGCTCTGCGGCGTGCTCAGGAGCCAACTCACAACTCACTTCTTCCTTGGCTGGCTTAATCAATTCTCCAGATAGCCTGAAGGTGTTCGCCTTCAAAGCTTCAATATCAATTGAGCCAGTTCGTTTTTTGTCCAAACTTACTATCATATTATTCTCCTTTTACTCCAAAACTGCAAGATTTGGCTACTTTTCTTTTAATTCAGTATTGCAAAAGATACTATTTTAGAACCTTTTAGAACCACATAGGTTCTAAAATTTTTTCAACCTGCCGAAATCTCGGCGGTTTCTATGTGTGGCCTTAAGAGGGGAGGGGGTCGGAATTCCTGTAAAGACTCAAGTACAGAAATTGGCTACTATGACTCCGCTGCAAAAAGGCTACACATATCGTCTGCTACGATCCGTCTATTCATATCCACCTATATTCAATTGTCAATGTTCATATTCCAATAGTAAAAAGTAAACTATTTAATTATACTAATTATACCAAATATTCCCCTCAATGTCAAGAAAAAATTATATTGAATGTCTTGTTTTTTAATAGTTTTTTAGTCATTCCAATGAGAAAAATAAAAAGCCCTATTCTTAGGAATTATTATAAACTCTCCAAAAATGTAAAGTATATTTTACATTCAATATATCCTATTGTTCGTTGGAACTATGGGTGCAACCGCTCATGCATAATGCCGAAAAGCCCAGTATTTATGCGGGGGTGTGGGTGGTTGGAGATGGGATTGAGGTTGGGTGTGGGAGGGGAAGCGACTCCGTGGCGCGTCTGGCGTCGTTAGTTCGAAAAATCCCAAAAATACGGGTATACGGATGCACGGCTATGTCACATTGTGCGAAAAGTGGACATAGAAAAGGGGGGCACTTCTAAGCATTTTTCGGTATTGAAAAGTTATATTGATTATGATATATTATCAGTGGGGGCAAAATCCCCCCCCCCGAGGACTAAATCTCGGGTGAACATTCAAAACAACATATTAAAGAATGGAGGACAAAAACCATGAAAAACAACGAACTGAAAACCCTCATTGATGCTATCAACGCTAGACACGAAAGATTGTTAAATCTTCCCTCTAGCCATGATATGAGTATCAATCCAGTGGAAGCAATGTCCGAACTGCTAGCCA